ATGTCCGAAGGTGGCGAAATGTCAAATTGGTACCTGGCGAGAAAACACGTCCGAGCGGCGCGGCAGTTCGTGACGAATATCGCCGACGCTCTGCGATCGGGGCACGAAGCTTCCGGCCGGGAACAACTCAAAGTGATTTGCGAATCGGCGCAGCGCGCCAGCAACGAGTGCTCCACGGCACTAGAACACCTAGATCGAGAGAGCCAAGTACCAACCGACACCGAATGGGTTCGTAGGCAACTACTCGAATCAGTTCCCGTTCGCGCACTGCGTACATCGATCGCACACCCTTTCGGCTCAAGCGTCGCGCGCGAATCATCATGCGACGTCGAAATCGAACAGCCTGTTGTCAGCATCAGTTTAGAAACAGATGACTTGCCCCTTTCGGTCGATGGCCTGTGGTCGAGGGACGAAGTGGACGTCGCACTCGGGTTTGAGTTGCAGCGCGTCGACCGCCTCCCGCCGACGCCGCACCGCCCGGTTGGCGTTCAACAAGCTGTCTATGCTGTCACAATTCAATAGTCGTTTCGTGCCGCTTCGAGCGGCTGCGACTTCGCGATACGTTCACGCATGAACGTCGGACCAGATTTCGCCGACGAAGTCTTGAAGCATTTCAAGCACGAACCGACCGCTCCAGCACGTGTTAAGCGACACTCAGTCTCTGAACGTCATCGAATGTTCGGATCACCCTTCATCCCGAGGTAAACATTTCTTGGCTGGACTCACGCTGAAGTGCCGGGCAGGTGACACGTTTCAAATCGGCGATGCAACCGTGCTCGTCGTCAAGACGGGCCGCAAAACAACCGTCAACGTCGTTGCTCCATCGGATGTGAAAATCACGTACTCCGCAGCTCGACATGAAATAGATGCTCAATCAGAAAACGTTGTTCGGCATTCGGGGAAACAACTGTGAACTACGAGACATGGGTGTCTGAATTCGGCTTTCCCGTCGGAGTGATCCTGTTCGGCGCCTATTGCAGCACGCGCGTGGCTCGATTCTTCGCACCGATCATCAGACGCGTCACAGAAAACCACTGTGACCTGATCGAGACGCTCAAAGAGCAGTCGATCCAACAAACGGACATTCTGAAGTCGCAGAGTCTCGTCATGGAGCAGAATAGTCAGGTGCTCCTGCAAATCAGCCGAACCATTCACCGCGACGCCGACCGTGATGACGATGACGCGCCGGAATCGTTGGAAGTTTGAATCACATACGGAGAGCCCCAAGATGCAAGACCGCGAGCAGGTTTTTGAAACGCCACTAGGATGGTTGCATGACAGGGAGGATCGCCGGCACCTGGAGCATACGCAGTCGCCGCTCCGCATCACGGGCCGCGTTCGCGCGCCGGAATCGGTCGATCCGCGAAAGTGGATGCGCGTGGAATCGGCGGACACATTGTCCACCGGTTGTGGTGACGCTTTGGCGCGATGCCTGGAGTTTTTGCAATGCCTGAAGTCCGGTGGTCACCCGGTCCGTCTCTCGTCGAGATTTGCCTACTTGGCCGCTCAGAAGATGGACGGTCTGCTCGGACGCGACTGCGGCGCAACAATCTGCGGTGCCGTCAAGGCTTCCAAGGTGTTTGGAATCTGCCGCCGGTCCAAATTCCGCCCAACCGTCGGTTACAGCGACGCGATGCCGATTTCCGCTTTCCGACGAGCCGCCGCGCATCGAGTTGTCTCGCATTCGTTGTTGTACAACTATGCCGAGGTCGTGCGTATTCTGGCGAGCGGCGTTGGAGCGGCGCTCGTCGGCATCCCCTGGGCGGAGTCATTCGACGAGCACGACGGCACGATCGACTCGATCAGCGGACCCCAGCGCGGCTACCATTCATTGGCCGTCGTGGGTTTCGTCGCCGATCGGCGCGACGAACAAGGGCGCAAATACCTTATCGTGGCGAACTCGCACGGCCGGTCGTGGGGGGAAGACGGGTTCGCAACCGTCGCACCCCGTTTATTCGACATTTGGGGTCGCGACGATCGCGCCATGATGGTCGGACTTTCCGATCTGGCGTCCTATCGCACTCGCGATGTCTCACCAATCAACGTTCGAGCTGCGCAGAGCCGACGTCCGGCTCATGCACCGGTGAACCACCGGCTCGATAGCCGACAACGGCGGCGTTTCGAACGAGCCCTTCGCACTAAAAACGGTTCGGGCAGCCCGGCAGCCAGGGGGAAGTGACTATGGAATTTCGTGATCGGATACAGGAACTACGGCGGGTTCGGGCATCGGAGCTCAAACACCATCCGCACAATTGGCGGCGTCATCCGACGTTTCAAGGTGAAGCACTCAAAGGCATTCTCACCGAAGTCGGGTTCGCCGACGCGCTGTTGGCGCGTGAGCAAGACGACGGCGAGCTAGAGCTGATCGACGGGCATCTTCGGGCCGAGATAACCGGCGATCAAATTGTGCCGGTGCTCATTCTCGATGTCGATGAGGCAGAATCCGCGAAGCTGTTAGCGACGCTCGACCCCTTGGCTTCGCTGGCCGAACCCGATGCCGCCGAGCTTGATCGGCTCCTCACACAGCTTCACATCACCAGTCAACCGCTGCTCGAAATGTTGTCGCAACTCGCGCCGACAGAACAGTCCATCGGAGACAACGAAACAACCGATCCGGCACAACAGGCTCTTCGCGATTCGTATCACATTCTTGTCGAATGCGATGACGAACACCAACAAGCCGAGTTGCTCCAACGTTGGCAATCTGAGGGACTCACATGCCGCGCATTGATCGCTTGAAATCGGTAGCCGTCGTGCGAACACCGCGCGTGATGCAGCTCGAGGGGATGTTCGACCTGCCCGCCACGGAGCGAAGTTCTGTCCAGATCAACGCTCATCTTCCCTTGGAAGACCGGCCATGGAATATCGGCTTGATCGTCGGCCCGTCGGGTTGCGGAAAGACGACCCTCGCCCGGGAGCTCTTCCCCGATGAATGCGATACGCGATTCGATTGGCCTACTGACAGGAGCCTGATCGACGCATTCCCGCCGTCGATGGCGATCAAGGAGATCACCGGCTTGCTATCGAGCGTCGGCTTCTCGAGCCCGCCGAGCTGGCTCCGCCCGTTCGGCCGGTTGTCGAACGGCGAGCAATTTCGCGCAACGCTTGCCCGTGCTCTCGCCGAGCAGCCGGAACTAACCGTGGTCGACGAATTCACTTCGATCGTTGATCGCACCGTCGCCAAGATTGCCAGCGCCGCCGTCGCCCGCACCGTCCGGCATCGAAGCGAATCCTCGATGGCGCCGAAACGGTTCGTTGCGATATCATGTCATTACGACGTGCTCGATTGGCTCTGCCCCGACTGGACGTACGAGCCTGCTTCGGAAGAATTTCAATGGAGGTGTGAAAGGCGACGCCCCGGCATCACTCTCGACATCGCCCGCGTGCATCGAAAGGCTTGGCAGCTATTCGGCAAGCATCACTATTTGAGTTCCGATATCAATTCGCTCGCGAAGTGTTTTGTGGCGTTCGTCGAGGGTCTCCCGGCTGCGTTTACGGCGGTCATGTCGTTCCCTCATCCCACGCATTCTGGTTGGAGAGAGCATCGGACCGTCTGCTTGCCAGATTACCAAGGTGTCGGCATCGGCAATCGGATCAGCGAACACGTTGCCTCACTCTTCAAAGCGACCAGTAAACCATACTACAGCACAACGTCGCATCCCGCCATGATCCGTCACCGAGCCCGCTCGCCGCTGTGGAAGATGACTCGCAAGCCGTCCATGGTCTCCAGCCGAAGGCACTCTGGGATCACAAAACGCGACTGTTGCAGTTCCTACGGCCGTATCACGGCCAGCTTCGAATACGTGGGAGCCGCCGACCAGCACCCAAAGCTTGACGAGTTGATCGGCCCGTCACCGAAACGGTCACGTCTGTGAACGAGGGTGTATCGAACACATTTCTGATCGACCGCCGCCGCGAAAACGTGGCCCGTCTGTTGGCCAAAGGTGTGTCGCGTACGAAGATTGCCGAGCAGCTTCAGGTTTCCGTCACGACGGTTGCTCGCGACATCAAGTTTCTGCACGAGGGGTGGTTGCAAAACGCGCTCAGAGATTTCGATGCCGCCAGGGCAGAGGAAGTCGCCAAGCTGCTCAATCTCGAAGCCGAGGCTTGGCAAGCGTGGGAACGATCCTGCCGGGACGAAGAAACGACAAAGGTGATTACCGATGGCGAAAAGAAACGAGCCGAGCGGATCACGAAGCGTCAGTCCGGCGACATCAAGTTCCTGGAGAGCGTGGCCCGCTGTATCGAGCGGCGGTGTCGCATTCTTGGGCTGGAAGCGCCCATAGGTTTATCTAAGAGCGGCCATGCCCCAGGAGACCAGTCTTCCCCTGACGACGAGCGAGATCGCGCGCTTGAGATCGTGTGTGAACTCCGCGACCGAGTGCGAATTGCGTCAGCTCGTGGAAATATTCGAGACCGAACCCGCGAACCCACTGCTCAACAACGACGAACACGATTGCTTGACATGCTGGATTCAATCGAACAGCGGGCCGATGCTCTCGACGATTGCGCAATCGCTGAGCCGGATTCTGGCGACGAGCCGGACGAAAACGCTTCCGCTGGGTGAGTGGGCCCAGAAGTATCTCAAACACTATTTCACGCATCCTGGGTCCTTGATGCACGAATGGCTGGTGGAAAGCCTCTGCCGGCTTCACACCGAACGTGGACAAAAGCTCGCCGTCATCGCCCCGCGCGGGAGCGCGAAAACGACCTGGATCAGCAAAACCTACCCCTTGTACTGCGCGGTCTACGAGTTGGAGCCCTATATCGTTCTAGCATCGAACACCACGGCGCAATCCGAACGGAATCTCGAGGCGATCCGGCGGGAACTCGAATCGAACGTGCTTTTGGCGCGCGACTTTCCCAACTCAACCGGGGCGGGACCGGTTTGGAACAACGCCGTGCTCGAAACGAGAAATGGAATTCGCCTCGAGTCCGTCGGACGCGAGACGTCGATTCGCGGACGCACGTTCGGGCCACACCGTCCGTCGTTAATCATCGTGGACGATCTCGAAAACGATCACTCCGCCCATTCCGACAAGCAGCGCGATCTCGCCGAACAATGGTTGATGCGAACCGCGATTCCCGCCGGAACCGACGAGACGAACGCCTTTGTGCTCGGAACGGCCCTGCATCACGACGATCTCCTGCACCGTCTTGAAAAGCGACCCGGTTGGCGCGTTCGCCGATTCAAGGCCATCATCGACGAGCCGCCTCGTTCCGACTTATGGTCCCGGTGGAAGACGTTGCTCACCGACTCGGCGAACGAGAAGCGCGAACAAGACGCGCGCGCGTTTTACCTCACGCATCAGACGGATATGGAGCAGGGAGCGAAACTGTTGTGGCCCGAGCGTGAGTCGCTCTATTTCCTTATGTCTCTGCGCGCCGAGATCGGTGAGTCGGCCTTTGAAACGGAGAAGCAGGGCAACCCGATCCAGAACGACGCTTACGAGTGGTCCCGCGAGTACTTCGGGCCGGACATCTGGTTCGACGAGTGGCCGCAGTTGGCAATTCGCGTGATGGCCCTCGATCCTTCGAAAGGGGCAAGCGAGACGAGCGACTATTCCGCATTCGTCATGCTGGGCCTGGGCAGCGACGGCTTAATGTACGTCGAAGCCGACTTGGCACGCCGCGACACCGTGCAGATCGCAGAAGACGCGCTGACGCTGGCGGCTCGCTTTGAGCCCGATGCGTTTCTCATCGAAGCTAACCAATTTCAAAGTCTGTTGTACGACGAAATCCAACGATTGTCTGACGAACGAAGGCTGCTGCTTCCGCTGCGCACGGTTGTTAACACGGCGCACAAGAGAACGAGAATCCGATCGCTCGCGCCGCTCATTTGCAAGCACAAGTTTCGATTCAAAAGCGGCAGTTCGTCGGCGTCCCTGGTTGTCGACCAACTCCGGCACTTTCCGCATGCCAAGCACGACGACGGCCCTGATGCACTCGATATGGCGGTGCGGATGCTAAGACTTCTTCAAAGCGGCACATCGGATGATGCCGAGCGTACGCCGATGATTCGCGAGATCGTTAAGCCGTGATGTCTGTGTCTTGTTTTGGAAAGCAACGAAAAACTCGATAACGCTGTTGACACCCGCACGCGCTACTAGGCAGAATCCCCCGCGTTACGAGACAAAAAGAACACTGCCAGGCAAGAGCCCGGCTCCGCGGTGAGAGGGAACATGAGTTTCCCGAAAACAACCGCGGTGCCGGGTTCTTTTTTTGAAACGTTGACCACTTTCGAATCGTGAATTGATTTGATGCCCGAACTCGATCAACTCAAACAGACTCGCGACGCCGCCGTGCTGGCGCTGGAAACGGCTCGAGCCGAAGCGGAACTTAACGCACTCAAACAGACGAAAGACGGGCAACTGCTCGAAGCATGGGGCGATTTAGTCGATCCCCTCGAATGGTTTCAAGACGACCCGGCCTTCGGGAGAGCGATCAACCCAGTCTCCCGCATCGACGACCGCTCGGGTGGCCGCACTCGACCGATCATCGAGAACGAACACAACTTGGCCGCCGTTCGTGGCACCGCCCGTTTGCTTGCTGATTCCGTTCCCGCGGCGATCGGCGTGATCAAGAATCTCACGAATTTCTGCATCGGAACGGGGTTTTCCTATAAGGCGATTTCGCGCGATCAAACGCCGACGGCGGGCGTTGAGGGCCTTGTCGCCGACGTGCAGCGCGTCGTTGAAGAGTTTCTGGAAGACAACGACTGGGTTGGTGACTTGGAGCGCGAGCTGTTTGTGCGCAGCCGCCGGGACGGCGAATTCTTCCTTGCACTTTATCCTCAATCGACGGGTCGAACCGCGGCGCGGCTCATCGAGCCGGAGCAGGTGACCGAGCCGACCGATTCTCGGGCGCTGGAAGATTGGCTGGGCGTCGACACGCCCGCGTCGTGGACGTTCGGCATTCATACCGAAGCCGACGACGTTCAGCGTGTGCACGGATACCACGTTCGCTGGAACAATTCGGGCAGTGATTGGGATTATCTCACGTCGCAGATGGTCGAACACGTCAAGCTCAATGTCGATCGCAATATCAAACGCGGCATCTCAGACTTTTATGCCGTGCGAAACCACCTCGAAGGCGTCGAAAAACTGTTGCGCAACACGCGCGAGGGGGCCGCCGTGCAAGCCGCCATCGCCTTCATCCGAGAGCATGTGCCCGGCTCGACGTCCGGACAAATTCAAAGCCTGTCAACAACCGCTGCCACCGCAAGCTACCAGCAGAAGACGAACCCCGGCACACGCACGCGATACATCAGCAAATACGAACCGGGCACGGTGTTGGACGTGTCTGGTGGAATGCAATACAAGCCGGGACCGCTCGGTTCGGCTCACGCCCCGAACTTCATTGCCATCGAACAGGCGGTGCTGCGAGCGATCGGCACGCGTTGGTGTATGCCGGAATACATGATTTCGGGCGACGCCTCGAACGCCAACTACTCCTCGACGATGGTCGCAGAAAGCCCGTTCGTCAAAGCCTGCCAGGCAGAGCAGCGATTCTACAAGAGCCGCTTCCGGCGGATCATCTGGAAGGCGATCCACAACGCCGCCGAGGTGGGACGCTTCGCTCGCTGGAACCTCGACTTCTCGGCACTACGTGAACTGGTCGACTTGCACGTCGAGGCGCCGTCGGTTGCCGTTCGCGATCAACTGTCCGAAGCGCAGACGAGCGAGATCGAATCCCGCAATGGAATCCTATCGAAGCGGACTTGGTCCGCGTTATCGGGCCGCGACTACGACATCGAGCGAAAAAACCTCGATGCGGAAACCGCTCGAATGCGGAGCGACCAAGCCGATCGAGCGGAACACGCATAACGCGATGAGTGATTGGTCTAAAGTAGATCACAGTTTCCCAACATCGTCACGAAAGAACGAAATGACAAACGAATGCACCGATCAGCCGAGCACGCCGGTTCCGCTGCTTGAAATCTCGATGACTGAATCGCCGCAGGTCGACCGCGATGCCGGAATTATCCGGTCGGTCAAAGTGCTCGGACGCGAAAGCCGCAACGGTCGCACGTATAGCGACCAAGCACTCGAACAGGCTTCGCAGATTTACGAGAAATTGGGAGTCAACATCGATCATCCCGACCGGCTTCAGGCGGGCGTCACCAGGAAATTCGCCGACCGCTTCGGATATCTGCAAGGCGTGCACCGGCGGGACGACGGTGTGTACGGCGATCTGGTGTATTTGAAAAAGCATGTTCTGGCTGAGCAGATCTGCGAAGCGGCAGAACGGATGCCGCTGCAATTCGGGCTGAGCCACAACGCCGAAGGCTATGTGACGAACGACGGCGATAAGACGATTGTCGAAAACATCACCCGCGTCTTGAGCGTCGACATCGTGCAACAGCCGGCCACAAACCGCGGCCTATTCGAGTCGGCCGACGCGGACGATACCGACGGCGCGCCAATCGTTGAGCATTCAAGGTTGGAAGCGGGTCAGAAATCGGCTTTTGTCGACCCTCGCCAATCTCCGTTGGCCGAACATGGATCAACGTCCGAGCCGGAATCGAAGACATTCGATGGACTACGCGCAAAGATCCGGGAGCTTGAAGGCGAGCGAGACGTGCGGCAACTGCTCGAAACAATGGGCGTTGCCGCGCAACCCGCACGAATCAAAGCGCTGATGAAGCTTGAATCAGACGTCGAACGCACGGAACTCATCGCGACGTGGCCGACCCGAACAGCTGCAAAGCCGAGGAGCATCTCGCCCTTGTTCGAAACGACGCAGAACGTGTCTCCCGGTGACGCAGAAAGTTTCGCCCGGGCGATTCGTTGAGGGCGTTTCATGACGAGTCGCACTGAGCTCATCCGAAACGACTCCGCGTTGTTGCCGCGCCGTTTTGAATCTGACAAACACGTCGCGCACGGTCAGGACGCGCCATTTTGGACGCGATATTTCACCCAGTTTCCTCAAGGAGTTGCAAATGACCAAACTGATCGATCTACCCGATGCCCTCAAGCTTCGGCGTCAATTCGGTATCTTCGACGAATTCGACACGTACGTATCGACCGAGCGCTGGACAACGACGACCGACGCCGGCGGTACGGCATCGGTGAGCGGAGCCGGTGTAGGCGGAATTCTGGCCGTCGTCACGGACGCCGACGACAACGATGAAACGTATGTTGAAACGACGGCGGAACTCTTCAAATTCGCCGCCGACAAGCCTCTGTTGTTCGAGGCCCGCGTGCAGTTCGCCGAGGCGGCGACCGACGCGGCAAACATCCTTATCGGACTGATGGACGCTCCTGGTGCCGACAGCCTGGTTGATAACGGTAGCGGGCCGAAAGCCAGTTATTCGGGAGCCGTCCTCTTCAAGGTCGACAGCGGAACCGTCTGGCAAGCGGAAAGCTCGATCGGTAGTTCACAGACAACCACTCTGCTCGATGCGTCGGGAAGCCTCGACGGCAGTGCCAAAACGGCCGGCGGCGCAACATATCAGACGCTTCGCATCGAATTCCAACCCATCACGTCGACCGACGGCGAGGTTCGGTTCTTCATCGACGAAACACTTGTCGTGAAACATTCCCTGACGTTTACCAGCGCGACGGAGATGGCGATTGTGCTCGGCGCCAAAGCGGGAAGCGCGACCGCTGAAACGCTCAACATCGACTACGTCGGCTGCCACCAACTGCGTTAGACGTCCCTCGGCGCCGAGATTGGTTCTCCTGTCTTTTTCGATCACATCCATTCTCTCAGGAAAGTTTGATGCCAAATTATCGCGAATTGAAACGGCTCTACGAAACGATGGGTTCTGAGGGCGCGTGTCGCCATTTGCGCGAGGCGCTGCTCAAAAATCATCTCAACGGTGAAGAGTTTTCGGTCAGAGACCTGTTCGAAGCATTCGTTCCCAGCGGGCGCGAACTGGTTCGGATGTTCAACCCCGGCAAGTCAGGTGGCGTCAGCCTGCTCGAAGCGGGCGGTGCCGTCGACACCTCGGCATTTTCGAACATCACGGGGCAAATCGTCTACAGCAAAGTGCTCGACGCGTTTAACGATCCCGGCTTCCTGCATCCCAATGCCATCGCCCCCGTCCCGACACAGTTCAATGGGGAAAAGATTCCGGGACTGGGACGAATCGGCGACGAAGCCGAGTCGATCGGCGAGGGGCAGAAATACCCCACCGTGGGGATCAGCGAGGAATATGTTGAAACCCCGGAGACGACCAAGCGTGGTTTCATCGTGCCGGTGACCAAGGAAGCCATTTTCTTCGACCGGACGGGGCTGATTCTGCAGCGCGCCTCCGAGGTGGCTTTTTGGCTCGGGCAAAACAAGGAGAAACGCGTGCTCGACGTCGTGTTGGGAGCGACCAACACCTACAAGCGCAATGGCACCAGCATGAGCACGTACATCGCTTCGGGTGGTGACTACGCCAACCTGTTGGCTTCCAACACGCTGTCTGATTGGACCGACGTCGAAGCGGCCGAACTGTTGTTCGATGACATGACCGATCCCAACACGGGCGAACCGGTCTCGGTCACAGCAAACTCGCTCATCGTGCCGACGGCGCTCAAGCACACGGCGCGGCGGATTGTGCGTGCCACGGAAGTCCGCCACGGAACCGATCCGATCACGATCGCCGTGAACACACTCGATGACTACCAGATTCTCACCAGCCCGCTTGTCAAGCAGCGCACGGGAAGTGATTCGACCTGGTTCATCGGCGACCCGAAACGCGCGTTTGTCTACATGGAAAACTGGCCGGTGACCGTTGTCTCGGCACCCGAGAACAGTGAAGCCGAGTTCACCCACGACATCGTCGCCCGCTACAAGGTGAGCGAGCGCGGCGCCCCCGCCGTTCTCGACCCCCGATACATGGTCAGGTGCACGGCGTGATTGTCTTTCAATCGACAAACTGTCTTGAGTGGACACCACGTTTTTGACGGACACAGTGCCTCGCTTCGCCGTGTCATCGAAAGACGTGCGCGAACGAGCCGGTTTGCGCTTTTCACAATCCGCTCCTTTCCGCACGCCGGACGACGGCGTTAGCGTCAAACGATCTGAACGGGAAATGAATTCATGGCCACCGACCTTGAAAACCTGCAAACGCGACGCTCGGCGATCCTGACGGAATTGGCGGCGATCAATTCAACGCAACCCGGCGGCAAGCCGGACTCGACAACGACCGGCGTCGAACACGTCGCCTATAAAGATTCGCTCTACCGCGAATTGGGCGAGATCGACGCAAGGCTTGCCGCGATTCAGGGGCCGGTCGAAATCTCATCGGAGACGACCACATGACGATCGACTACTCGGACGACTACCAGTACTGGGATAACTCCGAGGCGGTCACTGTCACGGTTCGGCGGGCCGGCAGTAACGAGGAAGTGTCCGTCAGCATCGCCGTTCGCGAAAGCGGCGACACGTCGAGCGAGTTTTTCAATGGCATTCGGTTACGTGGTGACGAGCTGCTGTGGCATGTTCCTGTGGCTTTGATGGATTCCAACGAAATCGAGCCGGGCGACGAAATCAAAGACGCCGGCAACGTGAAGTACAACGTTCAGAGCGTCGTCAAAGCGGGCGTCGGCAATTCGGCAGTCGAGTTTCAATGTCTTTGTAAGAAGCAACGCTAATGGCGTGGAGAGAAGCGACAAACCCCAGCGGTATCGACGACATCATGGCCATCGTCGCGGCGTCTGGCGTTGCGATCTATCAAGACTCAACGACAGCCGAAGGCCTCGGCAACATCAGGCGGCGTCCATTCGGTGCTCTGTTCATCTACGACGATCCCGGCTTCAACGTCGTTCTGGCCTTGAATGGAACCAACGAAAACCCGCCGGCGCAACGCGGACACGTGGCGATGTGCGTCATGTCGGGCAACTGGATTCCAGCCGATTGCAACAAAATCGCACTCAGGAAAGCCATCGAATACTTCCATTCGGTCGGGCTTCGCAACTGGGAAGCGCCGACCTACGACAATTACAACCATCAGAAAATGGATGAATTCATCACGCTCACCGAGGGGAACATCAACGCCGGCGGCGAATTCGCGGGCCGCTCAGTCAGCAGGGATCGAAAGGGCAACGACAAATTCGTGTTGCGGTTTGGTGATTCGAAATGACGGCGAAATACACCGACGCAACTGCAAATGTGGGAACCGACTGGAGTGCTTACGACCCAACGTATATCGACGACGGGGTCCGCGATCCAACAACGCCCACGGGTGGAGCTTCAGAAGAATGTTACGAATCGGATAAGTCCGGAAGAAATGTTTGGCAAAGATGGGACACCGGCAATCTAAGTGCAACACCCAGTAGCACTACAGACTACGTGCGGGTCTGGGCATGGAATGTTGACCAAGACATTCAGGACATGAAGCTTTGGTGGGGCGGATCAGATCAAGGATCGTCAGATTCAAATGGGGTCGGAACAGGTCAGTGGATTTACCACCAATGGAACATCAGTGAAGACATCTCTTCAGGTAAGACTGGGTTAGGGTTTTCCATCCAGGCCAATGCAACTCAAGGAAACGGAGACACCACAAAAATCTACGCCGCTTACATTCACGTCGAGTATTCGGCGACGCCCGGAGGCGGGGGGATCTTTATCCTGGGAATCATACCGCTGTTTCTCAACGACGGCGGCTGGCACAACCAAGGGGGCATGATTTAGATGAGTTGGGTTCTCGGTGGAGACACAAACCGCAGCGTTCTGGTGCGCGTCTACGACGACACCGCCGGCACGCCGGAAACGGGCGTCACGTCGTCGACAACGGGCGTCGCGGCCAAATACCTGCGCCAAGGTGGAACGAGTACCGCTATTTCGCTGAGTGATTTATCGGCGCTCAATGATGCCCACAGCGACGGCGGCTTGTTGCACTGGTCTGGCGGAGTTTATCGACTGGACATTCCCGACGCGGCAATCGCCGCCGGTGCCGACTGGGTATGCGTCCTCCTTAGCGCCGACGACATGGAGGGACAGCCGTACTACATCGACATCGTCAGCGTAGACAATCAAGACGCCGTTCGTATGGGTATGACGTCTCTTCCAAACGCAGCCGCCGAAGCCGCAGGCGGACTGCTCACTCGCGGAACCGGGGCGGGGCAGATCAACCAAGACGCCAGCGGGCGGGTTGATGTGAGCATTACGGCGCTCAACGGTGACGCATCCGCAGCGGCGGTTCTCGAACGGCTCATGGAATCGGGCGTGCTCGGTGCCGTCGACGATTCGGGTTTCTCACCGACGACAACCCAGTTCGAAACTGATCTCACTGAAGCATCTGACGACCACTACAACAACCAGGTCATCAAGTTCGGCGACTCGGCGGCGAACCCCGGCTACACCGCAACGATTTCGGACTACGACGGTACGAACAAACGCATCACCGTCGGCTCAGCACTGCCGAACGCACCGGCAGACGGCTACGTGTTCGTAATCTTAGGGAGAATCGACTGATGGCATCCGGCTGGTACACCAAAGGTCTCCGTGAGTGCATCGACGGCACGATCGATCTCGATACCGACACGCTCAAGCTAATGCTGGTCAACGCCAGCTACGCGTTTGATGCTGACCACGAGGTGGTCGACAACGCTGCCGACGACGCGACCGACCCGAGCTTCAACGAAATCACAGCCACCAACTACACGGCCGGTTGGGGCGGCGCGGGTCGTAAGACGCCGACGATCACGATGCAGGAAAACGACACCCAGAACCGGGTGGAAGCCGCCCTCGACGATCAAACCTGGTCCTCAATCGGTGGCGCGACCAACGACACGATTCACGGGGCGCTTCTCGTCAAAGAGGGTGGGTCGGACGACACCACGAGCCGGCTGATTGCCTTCTTCGACATCACTGACAAGACGACCAACGGAACGGACTTTCTGCTCAATTTCGCTACGTTGGCGGCGGGCGGAAATATGCAAATAGCCGTTTGAAAGAAGACAGATAGGCGTATGACCCTTGCTCCAATTCTTCCTAGGGACGTCCTCGACGCTATCCGGCGTCGCTCTGGCCTCCGCAACCGCCATCGACCCAACTGGGTCGTTCAGTGGAACCGCTCAGGCCGACGCGGGAGTGGCTGTTGCCACCGCCATCGCCACAGACTCCGCAATCATCGAAACGGCGTCGGCGGGAGTTGCGACGGCAACGGTCACCGCCATCGATCCGACGGGGACGCTCGTCGGTGGACTGACGGGGGCGAAGGTTGGACGGCTTACGGTCGAACCGACGCGACTTGGAGACTTGGAAACCGAACCAGCGCGACTCGGAACCCTTGAGGCCGAACCATTGGCAACACAGCTGCTCTACGAAAATGACAACAACATCGTCATCAAGAATTATCGAACCGCGTCGGACGGAACGGCGGTCGAAGATGCTTCGATGACGTTCACGCTCTACGACATCGGCGGAGACGTCGTCAACGACGCCAGCGCCGTCAGCATGAGCCACGAAGGCGGCGGAACCTATCGCGGGCTGTTGCCGGAATCAGCCGGGCTGACAAACGGAACCAAATATCGCGTTGAAGTGGATGTCTCCAACTATAGCGACAAGTGGGAAGGCGAGTTCACAGTGAAGAAGCGAGGGACGTCGTAGTGGCCCATGCCACTTGGTTTTGACAGTTGAGATTTCATTGTACGCCAGAAAGAGCGGGCACTTTCTGGCTCGACTTCCGGTGACGCAACCCACATCTTCTGATGACGTGAGATACTAAGTGGCGGATTCATTCCACGGCCAGATTCTCGATGCAGCAGTCACGGCGCTACAGGCGTTGACGCTCACAGGGATCACTTCGACCAACATCGTGCAACTCACGGTGCCCGATGACAAGGACCGCTGGATCCCCGATCTACCGGGAATCATTGTTGCGCCGTTCGGCACCGAAGCATTCGCACGCGGAACGAATAAGTCCGACGACATCGGCTACCCAGTGCTGATCGCAATTCTCGATAGCGGAAACGAACAGAACACAACGAGCCTCGATGCCCGGCTGTTGTGGAGAGAAACCATTCTCGACCATTTCATTCACAACAGGCTCGGTGTCGCCGGCGTGTCGATCTACGACCAGACGATCGAACCGGCCAGTATCGTCGATCAAGCCGCCTGGTACCAAAAACAACTCTTCGTCTCGGCGCTCATCATGAGAGTCTGGGCTCGCAAACAAAGGCGGCCGTAGTGCCACAAGCAATCGAAGCCAAACAGTTCTCCGGTTTCATCGGGCGCGTGCTCGCTGAAACGACCGAGCCGAACGCGCAGCCGGCCCTGAAAGAATGGGTCGACGCGTTTGCCGATGAGACGCGCGAAAACTACACGGCCGAACGGTCCCCCGGCGGACAGCCTTGGTCACGCTGGAGATTTCGTCCACTCGATGCCCCCGACGACCACCCGACGCTATTCATCAGCGGGGCACTTCAGGCCAGCGTGACGCAGCCAGGGTCGACGGGGAACATCAACGAAGTCGGCTCCGATTCGGTGACGTACGGTACGAACATTCCGTACGCGGCCTCGCATCAATACGGCGCACAGTTACGAACGGAGCGCTCGCTCGTCGGTCGCGGTGGCCGAGGCTACATCCCGGCGGGCACATTGGTCAACATCCCCGCGCGTCCGTTCTTGGGCGTGACGGACAGCCAAGCGAATCAAGCGGCTTCCATGATCGCTCGACACATCGTTTCAGAAAGGATCGGCAAAGGATAATCCATGAACCATAAACAGTCGCTTACAAATGACTACCACGGCTGCTCGATCGAGAGCACCTATGACACGGTTGACGGCGAGGCCGTCCAAACGCATGCCGTCTCGGCCGGCTCGTCGTCGTTGGGGCCGTTCGACACCCTGGCCGAAGCCATCCGCGCCGCTAAGTCGCACAAGCAGAATCCAGAGCCACGTTCACAATCACAGCCGCTATCGCAACCTCAATCACCAACAATGTCTCAAACACCCAACGAGCCGACCCATGTTCCGGCCAAAGGGAACGACAAGAAAAAGGAGAAGTAATCGATGACCGACGCCAACATGGGCCATGCCGCTCAATTCGCCACCGACGCCGCCGGAACCGCCATCGGCTCGTTCACCGAGCCGTTCGAAATTCAATCCGAAAACATCCAGAAGCGGGGCACAATACTCGACACCAACGGCATCCGCGGCACGCGGTCGCATGCCAGCGAGCGAACCCGCGAGGGAACCTACGAAGTCGGCGGCTCGATGACATTCAACCCCTCACCGGCTGACCTCGACATCTGGCTACCCCGCATCATGGGAGCCGCCGAAGTAACTGACGTATTTAACTTCGCCGAGACGTTGCCGGAGTTCGCCGTCGCCGTCGACCGCGTCGGCAAGCGATTCGTCTACGACGACTGCAAAGTCAACAAGGCGACCTTCCGCAGCCGGGCCGGCGAGTTCGTCGAGCTGACGCTCGACATCATCGGCAAAACAGAATCGACCTCGGCCACCGCCTTCCCGTCGCTTTCGCTCGGTGTGACCGACGCCGATGACCCTTACGTGCATCACGACGGCGTCGTCACGCTCGTCTCGACCGCTCGCCCCGTGATGGATTGGGAGATCGAGATCGACAACGCGCTCTCGGCTCGATTCACGAACAGCCAAACGGCGACCTCGATCACGCCCACCGACCGGATCGTCACGGCTCGTTTCACCAATCCCTACACGGCCGATGAACTCGACCTGTACGAACAGGCGGTCGCCGGATCGGCGGGCACGATCGTGATCACGAACGGCTCCGTCTCGACGACGTTCACGTTCGGCGTGCTGCAGTTCCCCGACCTTTCACCGGTCGTCGCCGGCAAGCAGGAAATCCCGCTCACATTGGAAGGCATCGCGCGTATGACCGGTTCGACCGAGCCGCTGGTTATCACAAACGACGCCGCCGCGTAAGCACCTTTCTCTGCGGGGCGCTCGTATCACAGCGAGCGTCCCGTTTCCCGGTGATTCGTCGATCGATGCCCCGTCGGCCAGCACGGACCAAATGAAACCTTAACACGATGTTCCTATCCACCTGCCGCTCCGTCGACCGGCGAACCGCAAGTGACACCCTAACAAAGAAACCCCAGGAGAATACGACCCATGCAGAACTACATCGGCGACGGATACGAACAGGATGCCTACATTGCCGAGCTGAAAGGCATTCACAGCGAAGTACGGTTTACGTTTCGGCCGTTGCGTTACGATCAGCACCTGCGTCTGCTCGACGGCTTTGGCGGCTTAAAGCCCGAGCAGCGGGCCAAACGAATCTTCCAGACGATCGCCAAGAAACTCATCAAGTGGGACGTCATCGATTCGAAGGGCCACGTCTGCGCGATCAACGCCGAGACGCTCTCTCGGCTCAGGCCCAAACTGGCCGACCCGCTGTTCAACATCATCGCCGGCATCGACGGCAGCGACGACGATCCGGAGAAGATCGAGGACACGCCCGAATCGATGGACGATCTTGACGCAATCCTCGACGGCAAGCCGAACCTGGAGGCGGACGAAAAAAACTCAGAAGCGGCGTAATGGTGATCCTGGAACATCCCCAGGTCGCCTATCGCGACTGCGCCGTATGTCAGCAATATATGTTCGATGAGAAGACCGGCCACATGGAAGTGCGGCGGGGCAAGCCGTCGAAGCGGCCGGCGAATTCGCTGCCGCCCTGTCGTTCAAAAGGAGTCGGCTGTCCGAAAGGAACACCGGAACAACCTAAGACTCTTAGTAACAAGAACCGGAGCGCCTATCAGCACTACTTGGAGTGCAAGGCAGTCGGTTCGTTTCCCGACGACGCGATTGTGAGGAGAAACGCGATGATCATTCGAGACGCGGAGGACGAATCGGCGCGGATTCGCGAGTTGCAGTTTCAGCAGTCAACTATCTCGGCTGCTACTGTCAGGAGGAAATGAGGTGAAGTCAGGCGACTCGATCGGTTTCGTTTCCACTCGTTTGTTGGATTCCAGTTCGTCGATTCGCTTCTTCAGAAACCAAAGTGCATACAGCACCGCGGCAATTAGACCATACCACGCTCCAGTCCCGAGTCCCTCTATGAAGTCGACGAAAACATTTGCAACCATGACTTTCGCCTCCTAACCCGACTTACGGTCATTCACGAAATCGATTAAAGGCGCGATCGCAGCCCGATGACGATTCGAAACGCGGAGGACGAAGCGAAGCGTTTTCATGAAATGCGGTCTCACCAATCACTTGTCTTGACGATTATCCTCCGGCGGCGGCGAGGAGTCATTGTTTTTAAAGAGTGTGCCGACACCCCAGTACATGAGCGTAGCAACGGTCCCGATTATCGCGCCAATAACAAGAGCCTGCATGTCCATATTCGTTCCCCTGGTCTGAACCACGACAAGTCAAAACAGTGGTCAATACCGCAAACGCAACCCGATTTCGAACGGTTCACGCATGATCTCACCAGCTGGCACAGCCGCCGCCCAAACGGTCGCAGGAAAAGGAGATGTCGTTCGGCGGCCCCGTTCGCGGTATCGGACGCATCGTAGTTTCAGCAGTCAATCTTCTCGGCGGCTAGGGTCCGGCGGCGGCGAGTTGTCGTTGTTCTTGGTAAGCGTGCCGACGCCCCAGTACATGAGCGTAGCAACGATCCCGATTATCGCACCAGTGGCTAGGGCAATCCAATACATGTTCTTTCCCCCAGCAGAATCACAACACGTCAACAAGGCTCACGCATGATATCGCCAGCCGGCACAGCAGCCGCCCAACAAGACGTTATCATCCGACTTCAGCTCGTTGGAGACAAGTCAAATGTTTCCGTAGCCGACGATTTGTCGAAAACCGTCGACGTCATTGGTCAGAAGGCGGCTGAGGCGTCAAAACAACTGGGAAAAGTTCTGCAAGGGAACGTCGACGACTTAGGTCGTTCGATCGCCAGGCTGTCTTCGGCGGACGCGAAACGCAGCCAAGCTGCGAAGTCGGTTTCAACGTCGATCGGTGAATCGCTACGTCGTCAGGAGGACGCACTCGAGTCCGTCGGCGCGAAGGCCGCCGATACGTCTCGTCAGATGGCAGACGGATCTGAAAAGGCGGGCGAAGCCGCCAAAAAACAGGCCGCTCAGCTCGAGAACCTGGGCAAAGAGCAATTCAAGGCTAAGAAAGCCTCAGTCACGGCCACCAAGGCGGCGCTACAGGGCGCGCTCGACGTCACCGAAGGTTTGGCCGTTGTGGGAATCGCCAGTGAGGAAAGTCTAGACAAGTTCAAGAAAGGCTTCGCAAAGGTTCAAGCGGGATTCCAGGTCTTTAAAGGTGGCTTGGACATCGTCTTAGAAGGCGTGACGGCCTACGGAGAATTGTCGCGCTTCATCAAGACCTGCCGTAAACGGCTCGGCGAGAACGGAACACAATTCTCAACGCCCAAAACGTCACGGGGAACGTCGCCTCTGGCTCACTCGCCATCATCTCGACCATGTTGGCCGCGAGGCGGTCGTCGAGGCGTGACTTCGGCACGCGCGGCATCATCCGTGGGCTCGATCGGATTGGATTCTGGCGACTTGTTGGATTCCACCTCGTCGATTCGCTTCTTTGCGTACCAGAGTGCATACAACAAACCGGCTACCAACCCAACCGCCACGCTAATAACGGTATCTTGATTGAAGAGTCCCATCACAGTCGATCCTTTGCAAATTGGGCACGGCGGCAGCCAACGATGTTGAGCAGTACAAACATTATTGTACATATGGCAGACGACACATGATATCACCAACCGGCACAGCAGGCGCCCAAAAAGACGTCATCATCCGACTTCGCCTCGTTGGAGACAAGTCAAATGTTTCCGTCGCAGACGATTTGTCGAAAACCGTTGACGTCATCGGACAAAAAGCGGCTGAGGCGTCAAAACAACTGGGAAAAGTTCTGCAAGGGAACGTCGACGACTTAGGACGTTCGATTGCGAAGTTGTCCTCGGAGGACGTGAAACGTAGCCAGGCTGTGAATTCCGTATCGACTTCGATTGGCCAGTCCTTGCGTCGCCAAGAGGACGCGCTTGAGTCGGTGGGCAAGAAGGCGACCGAAACGTCTCGTGAGATGGCGGAGGGCTCGGAGAAAGCAGGAACTGCTGCTGAGAAACAGGCGGCGACATTCAAGAAGCTAGGCGAAGAACAATTCAACGCGATGAAGGCCTCAGTCACGGCGGGTAAAGGAGCGCTTCAAGGCGTGCTCGACGTGACCGAAGGTCTGTCCGTCCTAGGCATCACGAGCGAGGAAAGTCTAGAGAAGTTCAACAAGGGCTTCGCGCAGGTACAAGCGGGGTTCAAGGTCTTTAAGGGCGGCCTAGACATCGTCGTCGAGGGGGTGACGGCGTACAGAGAGTTATCCCGAGTTATCAAGACGGCGGCGATTGCCAATGAACTTCTCGCGGCGAGCCAAACGAAGGTGGCCGTGACAAGCGTCGCAGCATCTGCGGCGCAGGGAGCTGCGGGAGCCGGTGTCGTTGCGGGTGGCGTAAGATCTACCACATCCACGGTGACCAACACGGCCCTCGGACTAGGGACATTTGAAGGAATAAGACGACTCACGAAGCACGTATTCGGGCGCGGCACGACGGCTGCCGCGAGCAAAGTCGGATTCGGGCAAATTCTCAAGCATCTTGCAACGCGGGGATCGATCGCAGGAGGCGGCTTGATCGCCGGTGGTGTGACCAAGGTGGGGCGAACTGCCCTTGACCCGCGCTTACTGGGCGGAATCGCACTTGCGGAAACCGTACAGGGATTTCGCCGAATGTCCGAAGGAGGTGAATTCTTTTCAACGCAGGAAGGGACTCTCAAGAATCCGTCCGAACGCGGCAGGACATTCGCCGCGATGCCCCTCTCAACCGAATCGCCGTTAGCGGCCGCAAGTTTCTTCGCAAACCTCACAAACCTCAAGAACGTATCCCGCTCCGGTGCGACGTTCTTGGGCTCTCCGTTTGGTTTCGGCGAACCCGGCGACGCACTCACCGACTCCATCGAAAAACAACGCGCCGGCCGGCAACTCGGCGCGGGAGAACGTACGCGGGCTTTTCGTGACCGGTTTCATCTCGACACCGCCAACCGCAATCGCAGCCTTTCATTCCAAGAAAACATGATCGACCTGCGATCGCCGTTGGCAACGACCGATGACGAGCGAAGGCAATTTGGAGACACCCGCTCTCTCGAAAAGCGAAGGCTGCAAATTGGCGAGCTGGCGGTTGCCGAGTCGAAGCTGCTCGAAGTGCGCAAGGAAATCCACTCAATAGATGCATCACAGTTCACGGGAGAGGAGCGTCGAGAGCGCGAGCTGATAGCCCTGGAAGGCATCCACTCCGTACACCAACGCATCGCCGACATCGACCGCGAACGCGCCGAGACGGCCCGCCAAATCGCCGGAGAGATGGCCTCACAGGTCGACGCACAGCGCAAGCAAGTTGAGTTGGCACAAAAAGCGGTCGAGGCGGAGAAAGAACGCTTCACCGGCGCCAAGGCTCGGTTCGGCGCGCTGGGCGAAGCCGATCAGGCCGCGATCGGACGCATCGCCGAAAAGGTGTCGCTCGGTCAGCAGATCTCCGTTGCCGAAGCCAAATTCCTTAAGCAGTCGGGGTTCGGCTCAAAGATTGCCGACAAGAGGCTTGCGCAGGAGGTTGACGCGCGCGACCTGGCCGCCCTGGAAACACTCGGCGAGAAGAAAGGCGTGACCGATGCGCAGACCACGCTCGCCGACGAGCAGGCCAAGCTGACCGACGCACAGTCGAAAGCGGCGGATTCTGTTACTGAGATGAACAAGGCAACGGAGGTCGCTGCCGAGTCGCTGAGAACGCTCAGTAAGGCCGCCGGTGTCATTGCCACAATTCAAAGCGATAAGCAGGCCGACGCGTCGACGACCGGCCCGGGCTACTCACGTGGCGGTGTGGTTCCCGGCGTCGGACGCGGTGACAGGGTTCCCGCGCGACTGGAACCGGGCGAAGTTGTTCTGCGCAACAAAGCCGTCGATCAACTCGGCCGCGCGAAAGCCATCGACGCGAACAAGAACCCGCAGCGGTATGAACTCACCACCGTTCAGGGTTTCGCAGATGGCGGCGAGATCCCGGGCATGCGTTCGCCAAACCAGGTGCTTGCCGAAATTCTCGCTGATCGCAAGAACCGAGATCGCCACGAAGTGCGATGGACAAACACCAACCGCGCCGTCGCCCTCTGGGAACGACGGCGGGACGACAGAACAAGGATTATCGAGACGAATCGTGTTAAACGTGACGCACTGGCCGCCAGCCGCGAAAAGGCGAGACAGACGGGCAAGGAACGCAACGCCGGCCGCGCGGCGGAACTTGCATCCAAGAGGCAGAGTCGCCAAAGGGCATTCACGTTCGACCGGTTCCGTAAGCTGGGCATCGACCCCGAACAGGCAATGGCGGCCGAGCGCAGCCGGGCCGAAGAAGAGGCACTTGACCGTACGGCCTTTCGTAAAAACACCCTAGGCAACGTGGCGGCCGGTCAGCCTATTGTCGCAGAGGACAAGTTTTCTCTGATGATGGACAAAGCGGTTGACATTGCGCGCACTCGCAAAATTTCCGAGAGAGACATTCGTACCGGACGGAGTGACGCACAGGCGGCATTTTCCCAAGGTGGTACTCCTGAACGGTCTGCTCGAGCCGGCTTCCCTCAGTTGCTGCCGCCCACGCATCCGAACGACCCGTCCGACTTTGGATCGCGCATCGGCATTGCCGCCTCGCGAAATGTTAACAGCCAACTAGACGTGGCGGCTCGCAACGCGCCAGCGGAATCAAACCAGCATCCCGTTGAACCCGCCGGAACCAAGGCCGCCCTAGCTGAGAAGGATATGACGGGGAAGGGTTTTGCCGTTCCCCAACAGGCATCGTCGGCGCCACCCGAGCCGGCCTTGCCGCAGAAGGTGGCTGCGACACGCCGGTCGGAACCGAAGGACTTCTTCGATTACGACCCGGTCGCGGCTCGGGAGCGGGTTGACCGAAACTTTCCACATTTGGCGCGAGCGCGCCAGGCGGCCGCTCAAGCGTCGCCGGGTTTCGCGTCATCATCGGCACCGGCCGCTGGGTCAATACAGCCGAGCGGGGCAGCGCAGCAGCACGCGGGCATCAAGCAGAACGAGCCTGCGGCGCTCGGTCGAGTTGACGCAACGGTCAGCAATGCTCAGGACGGAATCGACGAAGGGTTTGACGCGTTGATCGAGAAAATCGACGAGCGGTTCGAGAGGATCGAACGCAAATTGTTTGAGAAGGCCGACGATCAAGAGCGGCAGATGACGGAATTGGCACTGAACCAACAGTGAGCCTATGAAACTCAAATACGGAACGTATTCGCACGCCACGAACGAAGTGACGCTCAGCACGTCGCGGCAGACGCTCTATAGCGATCTCGACGTCGCCTGGGCCGCGCGGCACGTGGTGAATATCTCGGGATGGATGCACGCCGACACGGCCGGCGAGATGGTAGGCAACCTTGCGGCACTGGAAGCGGCTTACAAAGATGGCGGCAACGATCTCACGCTGCTGAACGACGACGGCTCGATCGCCCTGAAGTGGCCCAACAGTACGGCACTTGGTAGCACGCGGATCACACAGCCGCCCAGCTATCCCAACGACTTAAACGGCGTGTTTGCGACGGTCTGGCCGTATCAGATCACATTCGAAGCCGACTACCGCGTTCAGCCGGGCGACATTCTGCTTCAGTGGAACGAAGACTTGCAGTTTGTCGGCACGGGCGGGCCGAAGTTCGTGCACATGCCGGTGCTCGCCGGACCGTGGCCCAAGCAACAGGTGACGTCAAACAGCACGTACCGTGTCGTGCAGAGCGGGTCGGCGACGAAGCTCGATAGCTATCCGCTGCCGGCGAGTCCGATGTGGCCGGCATCGGAAAAACTCGACATGCGGCGAACGAGAAAGCTCGCCCCCCGCTACAGAAACGGTGAGCCGTATGAGTACCGCATTTCGTGGAGTTTCACATTCGAAGGCAACGCCGCCTACACGGGCGCGCCAACGAGTTTGCCATAAGGCCCACGAGCCGTAATGACCTTTCGAAATGGCCGGCCGCGCGGTCCGGCTGGTCCATTCGCCTGGTGAAAATCGTTTACACAATTACACGCATTTTGTTGAGTCGAGGAACGCGACATGTCAACCAGACGCTGGAAGGGGACGGCGCTAGCCGTCAAGCAAGAGACCGAACTCACGCCGGCGAACGTCGAGATCGGCGATATTTTCACAGTCACGATCAACAACAACGCCGTCAGCTTCACCGCGACCGCCGCAACGGTGACCAACGTGACCGCCGGCCTTGCCGACGCGATGAACGATTCGACGCTGCCGGAGTTCCAAGAACTGGCGGCTGTCGACCAGACAACAAAGATCCTTGTGCAAGCGGGCACGGCGGGTGTTCCGTTTATGCTGACCGCTTCAGCCACGAACGGAGGCGCGGCTGACACGCAGACACTCACGGCCAACACGACACAAGCGGCCACCGGTCCCTGGCACTTCGACAACGCGGCCAACTGGTCGGGTGGCACGGTTCCCGTCGGCAGCGACGACGTTTACTTCGACACGGGCGACGTGCCCTGTTTGTACGGGCTATCCCAATCGGCCATCACGCTCACCAGCTTGAACATCTTGAGCGGCTACAAGGGAAAAATCGGTCTCAAGGAAGAGAACGACAGCGGCTACTTCGAGTACCGCGATACGTATCTGGCGATCAGCGCTACGACGGTGAACATCGGCGGTGGACTGGGCAACGGCTCGCAGCGGATCAAGCTCGACACGGGCAGCAATCAGACGGCGCTCAACGTCCAAAACTCCGGGCAGGGTGAGATCAACGGTGTGCCGGCCCTGCTCTGGAAGGGCACCCACGCTTCAAACGAAGTGAACGTCAATAAAGGGCAGGTCGGCGGCGCTTTCTTCGCGAGCGAATCGGCAACAATCGTCACGCTGAGGATTGGCTTCAAACACAACGTACTCGGCGACTCGGTCGTCAAGCTCGGCGCAGGTTGCACGCTGACGACGATCAACAAGACGGGCGGCGACCTGGAGGTCAACAGTGGATTCACCACGTTGACGCAGAACGACGGCACGACGGTCATCAACGCCGGCGCGGCAACAACGCTCAACGTGCGCGGCGGCCAGTGCGTGCCCAACGGCACCGGAACAATCACGACGGCCAACGTCTCCGGCGACGGGCATCTGGACTTCTCGCAGGACATGCGCGCCAAGACGGTCACCAACCCGATTAACCGCTACGGCAACGACAGCAGCATCAGCGATCCGTTCCAAGTCGTGTCGAGCATGGTGATCGATTTAGAAGAATCGAAAGACCTAACAAGGCTCGACATCGGCACGCACATTAAGGTGACGCGCGGAGCACCCAGCTAATGGCCGACCCGCAGGGCCTATTCCTATTCTCGGGCATCGACCCAACGAAAATCCTCAGCGCGAGCTACACGCTCTCGCACGGGATCACACCCGGAGTCTGCACGATCCAGATGGCACCACAGCCCGTGTTGCCGGCGGCAATCGGCACGCTGGCGGTAAAGTTTGGCACGCTCACACAGCAATTCGTTGGTTGCAAGATCGACGCGGTGCGACTGCGGCACACGCCGGGCGGTTTGGTCTGGAGTATCAGGATCTTCGATCGTCGCTGGCGCTGGCGGTTCGGCGGTGTCGTCGGCCACTACAACCTTCGAAACGACAGCGGAGAACTCCAGGAGGACACGAAGAAAACGCCGCAAGAATTGGCGCAACTGTTACTGAACCAGATGGGGGAAGTCGGTTACAACGTTTCCGACCTGCCGAACGACACGAATTCCGAGGTGCACTGGAGTTGGACCAACCCGGCAACCGAATTGGCACAACTGGCCGAAAGCCTGGGCTGCCGCGTCGTGCTTCAACTCAACGGCACGGTCGCACTCAGACGAACGGGCGTCGGGCTAGCGTTGCCGGTGACGTCGGCCGCAATGAACGACAGTTTCGGCGTCGACGATTCCGAGAAGCCGTCTGCGATCTGGTGTGTGTGCGGCGAGGCCCGATTTCAAAAACGGTTCGAACTTGAGGCGGTGGGCAAAGACGTCGATGGAGAAATTAAGCTGCCCGACGACTTGAGCTATGCACCAGCCGACTGGAAAACCGTCCATCCCGAAACGTTCACCGAACTGGCGGAAGACGACGAGGCTCTCGCAGCGGCTCGCGAGTCGATGTACCGCTGGTATCGGATCAAGACGCCAGTTGACATTCCCACTATCGAGGGGCTGGTTGAGGCCGTCGAGATTACCGACGACGACAAGTGGCGACTGATGCCACTGCTGAGTGAAAAGGTGGAAACGAAGCTCGATGAGACGACAAAAAAACAGGTTCCGAAGCCGGCCACCGTTCATGGCAAGCACACGGTCACTCAGGTCGAGAACCTGAAGCCGGACGACGACCCCGATCCGACCAAAGTCTCCGTTTTGTTCACAATCGACGCGGCTCGTGGAATTGTGAAGTTCCAGCGCCCGGTCTACTGGATGAAGGATGAGAAGTCCCATCCTGCCGAACTCTACCTGGAAACGAGTTGTCCCTTGCGGGACGTCGAGACACGTGAGCCGCTACGGTACGCTGTGACACGCACCCTGAGCGCCACGAGCGGCACGCAGCCGCAGATCGTGCATCGTCCGGAGATCGTGGCGACGGCTCGCGTCGAGTACGACGACGATGGAACGGTCATCGGCGCGGTGAGCGGCGTGGTCGACAACATCGACACCGAAAATTTGAGCGATCAGGCCAACCATTACATCGACGCGGCCACCCAAGAATACGCGGCGGACGTCAGCGGCGATCGTACGTACGCCGGCGCGTTGTGGATCAACCCTGATGGTGCGATTCAGCAAGTGACCTGGATGGTCAACACCAGCGGCATGACGACCCGCGCGAGCCGTAACACCGAACACAACCCATTGGTTTCTGACTACAAGACGCGACGTCGCAACGAACAGGCCGACGCTGACGCCGCTGGTGACCCGGGCGGGCCGATTCGGTCGTCGGGCTCGCCGGCTTGGCAAAAGAAAAACCTCGCCGCCGCGATCGCCTCGCTGGGAAACATGTCTGAGAAGACTTTGGAATGATTGAAACTCATCGTGAAAACATGCAGTTCCGAAACGACACCAGCGAGGACATTCCCGCGTACGCCGTGCTGCGCGCCACCGGTTACGAAGAATTCGGCGACCGAAACGTTCTCACGGTCGAGAAGCCGGATTCATACGGCAGCCAACACCTGCACTTTGTCAACGGCATGCTCAAGGTTCCCCCCGATGGCTACGGTGTCTGCTACAACCCGTCCGAGCCGTGGTGGGCGCTCTACGACGACGCGGACACGCCGGCATTCGGCGAGACCTGGGGACCGGTCGACGGCTCATGGGAACTCAAAAAGCACGTCGGCGGTTTTCGCGTTGTCGGCGGCGCGATTGGTGGCATCGAATCTACGAGTCGCGTGCTAGTCGTTCGGGCTCCGATGCTCATATTCCGTGGCAAAATCACGGCCGACATCACTATCGGAACGACTGGGACCGTTACGGTCTGGCATATGGTTGATGGTGTGGATGAAGAGACGGAGTATGAAATCGAGGACGTGTACAGTCCGTTTGGCACAGTGGAGACCGGGTCAGGAAATGAGAACTTTGTTGGTTGTCATTGGGTGAACGACCAGTGGGAGATTTGGCAATCGGGGTGCTGAGAAATGGGACTATCATGGCCGTGCTGCAGGCCGTTCGGCGGCAGGCTTTGCAATATGTGTACTGAGATATTCCTCGGCGTCAGTGACGAGGGAGTGGTACTACAGTCCGTACCATACGATATGCACGTCGACATCGATTGGACACTTCCCGGCGGACCCGATGAGCGTCGTCAATGGTGGATAATCATGCGTCCGGGTCAGTTTCCTATCCCCGACGACACGGAATTCCCCGATCACGTCTTTGAACCATCGTTGTTGACGCACGACGACGTCTACACTCCGTCTCCTCCTCCGGCGCCCCACGGCACCGGCCATTGGCTCACGAATCGTGCTCTCGCCGACGGGGAGACGTGGGATCCCCTGAACGGAATGTGGTGTACGTGGTTTTGGAATAACCACGACGCCGTGACAAACGCCGGTCACTACGAATCAATGATGCTTCGGTTCTATCCGTTGACGAACGAAATCTATCTTCGCGTCTGGTCGACCGGCTTCAAACCGTTCGCTTGTCCGGGTTATCCCGGCCCACTATTCGACGGCGTGTGCCCCGAGACGATCCCGTGCAAAGCGACGAGCCTCAACGCCGAAGCGATCTACTACAAGGAACCTGACCCCGAACCGCCGCCGTTCTGGGCTCTTGAACACGATCTCTGCTTGCAAGAAAACACGATTGGAACCGACGGGCTCAACTACCTGGGCGTCTGTGGATATCAGCCTTGGGGAGAAGAAAAACTTGGCTGGCCTGAACCGCCTGCGACGGTGACGATCACGCCAATCCCGCAAGAAGGATCGTATCTATGGGACTGAGGAATGCGTGCGAGTGTTGCGGCGGGACGTGCATCCTATGCGCGGGAACCGATTGCAATCCCGATGTCGCTTGTCCGAACATTCCACTCCCCCGATGCCCGACGTGCGGGAGAACTCTGAATTGGGAACGATGCCCCGTGTGTAACGTCGGTGGCAAGTGCTCGAAATGCGGCGAGCCGATGAGGCACAACCGCTGCCCGTCGTGCGATCCATGCGGCTTCGGGGACACCGTGGCCAAGTTTCTCTCCAAAGCAGGTGCCAGGAAAAAGGCTGGTTGCGGTTGTCAGAAGCGGCAGGAGTGGCTGAATAAGAAGTTCCCATACAGCCGTTGAGAACGCCCGGCCCGCGCGGCGCCGAACCGCCGGCCAACCAAATTCCGCCGTCGTTCTCACTCGTTGACCCATTTCGATCCGCTGCGTTTCATCTCCTCCCAGGCCTCAATGTGGCGACGGAGTTCGGCGTGCTGCCGACCGTGCTCGATCAGGGCCCGCCGGGCGTCGGGATCGAACGGAATCGCTCTGGGGCCGAGGCACTCGTCCCAGACCTTCGCGATCGGCGACTCCGGCTCCGGGTGCGTAGGCTCTGTTACAAATTCTGCAACGTACAGCACGTGGTATTCATTCCCCGTCCATTGCCCGGATTCTTCCAACGTCTTTGAGGCGCGTTGTTCAATCTCTTCCATAAGGGTTTCGAGGCGGCTCGTCGAAGGTGACCTGCCTGACGTGAGTTCGTACCACGTCCGGCGTGTCTTGTTTCCCGCCCTGGAGAGGAGTTTCGCTGTCACTCCAGAGGTGTGATCCAGATCGAAATCGGAATCTGGTACTGAAACGATCACGCGGGATCCAACGACGTGATGGCCAACTGCTCGTACGCCGAATTGACGAAGAGAATTCAGGTATGGTGCACCTAATCGGGCGAACGTCTGCGACTCAACATCCCAGCAAAGTGTTGGGTGGTCCGCCGGCGTCTCCGACAGCGGCCACGATGTAACGATACTACGGTTTTGACTAACGGAAATTGTCCCATACACATGACACGTTTCACATTGAAAAAGAGAATAGAGCCACGGGTCGATGGGAACGAATTCGCGACTCGATGAACACCAGCGAAGCTTACCGTCCAATAGGTGTTTCTCTTTGTCAATCGACGAATCAAGTTTCGATACTTTGTCACGCAAGAGTGGGTGTTGGCAGTGATACGGGCCAGCGGGATCGGTGGAAGGCGGGCGATTCGGGCCGCATACGAGCGCGTGACCGATGAACGAGAGCATGACATCTCGAACGAGTTCTTCAAGAAACGGCAGCCTCCGCCGCGCGAGTTCATAGCGCTGAATCCTGAGAGGCAGATTTGCTTCGCTGTCAACAACGGAGATGATCGGCTCGCTCAATCTGGTACTCGCGGGCCAAGCGAAGTCTGCATCATACAGATATGAGTGTTCCGGACTTGCAACTCGTAGACCGTTGCAGACAATCCTTGGCGAAAAATTGTCAAAGCTCCAATAAACCGCGTCGAAGCCATCGGGATGAATCACCGACCACCCGGGTGGGCTCGTGGCCCGGGCGATCTGCACTCTGTATTCTTGCTCGATTTCGATAGTTTTCTTCGTCGTCGTAATACGTCTGGAAACGACCGGCCAGTCCCAGCAGAACCAGTCAGTCATCTTGAATACTCGCGCGTCATTCCACGCGTCCCAGGTAGCAACCTCCATATCTGAGTGAAGTTTGAAGGATGCGACCGTTGCGTCGGAGAGTTCAACCTCGACAGTCGTGCCGATCGGCAGGTCGTCCCGTCTTTGGATTTCAATCAACTGACCGTCGGCGTCGGCTTCGACAAAGTACCCCGGCTCGTTTTCTCCGACGTGGCGTGTCGACACGCGGAATTTCGTGCCCAGCAGGAAAGTGGCGAAGACGCCGATGCCGAACCGGCCGGCTCGCAGCACGCGCGGTTTGCCCTCGTCGTCGGCAAACTCACTCGTCCAGTCCGCACTTTGCCGGAACGAAGCGCCGCCCCGCAGCAGATAGCCGCGAATCGTATCGCTTGTCATGCCGATCCCTCGGTCGGTCACGCGACAGAGCCACGCCCCGTCGTCTCGCTCGACAAAGTCAACTAAAACGTCGCATTCCTGTGCTGCGAGTTCGAGCGAGTCGACCGATGTGTCGCGGGCTTTGCACCAGGCCTGCAATTCGCGGACGGCGTCGACCGCATTTTGTATGAGCTCACGCACGCCCACTTCGGGATGCTCTCCGTAGAGAGGTTCGACGAGCAACGTCAGCAGGTTCGGGTCGGTCTCGAAGCCCGTCCGTTCGGGCACGTAAGGTAAGCGGTCTCGAAACGCTGGACTGTTCAGGTTGCAATAAACCCGGCGCGTCGCGAGCCCGATTTTGTCGAGACCGAGGTCGGTTCGCGCTCCGTAGGCTTCGTCCAGCACCGCGGTCGAATGATCCATCTCGTTCTGCACGCCGTCCAAGAGCTCACGAAGCTGTAGGTACAGTTTCAGCGGAATGTCCTGGGAAACGGTCACCATCTTTCCGCGTGGGTCGTCGGCCGGTGAAATGGTCTGCACAGCTCGATGCTTGCTCCACTCCGCGAGAGAAACCGGGCTCTGCGGATTTCGAAGTTGCAAGAGCACGGCCGGTGCTCGCTGACGATCGATTTGAAGATAATCGGCGACACGCAGCAGCGCCATCGGAAACAGCACCGCCGAGCCGAGGGGTCGCGGAGTCTGCGCGTAGAGCGGGCTCGAATCAAGATACGCCTTACAAACGCGCAGCGATGTTCCGTGGGACCGCGCGGCCAGCCCGATCAGGTCGGCAAGTTTTGCGAGTTCGTTATTCCCGGCGGCCAGCGCGGGAAACCCCTTGTCGCTCGAGTCGGCCGGAAGGCCCGGAAAGCCGTAAATTGCGATCTCGTGCGCCAGCCGCGCATGATGACGGCGAATGAATTCGCCGACGACCAAGCAGTGGTTGCGTTCCCACTCGCCCGGGTTATCGGGCAAATTCTGGAACTTCCAGCCGCGGTGCACCGAGTCCGGGCCGACGATGTTCGTCAAAACTCGATCGCTGAACCGACGTGCCTCGCGTACGTAATCCTCCCACAACTCCTTCCAAGGACGGTCGGCCGTATGTCCATTGTGGTTTTCGTCGAACCATTCGAGCCGTCTGAATCGCGTGTTCGGCGCAATCAATTCCAAAAAGCCGTCGGCACGAAGATGCATCGCGATGTCGTGCAACAGTGTCGCACCGACGATCACTGCCGCGTCGGCGTCGCAAAGGAGTTGGTCGGTCTTGGACGTCGGCGCGCTTTGATTCCATACGTCATCGGGTACGAGGGACACTTCGGCTTGCAAGACCCGATTGACGTGGTCGATACCATGATCGGTATAGTCCGGAAAGAACGGCAATTTGTTGTCATGTAAGATGTCGCCGACTCGTTCTGCAAGGGCGCGCAGCGGCGTTCTATATGGGCTGTCTTCGAGTAGGCTCTTCAACTGCTTCGGGAATTCGACAGCGGTCAT